CTAAACCTAAACCACCCACACTACCAAATAACTGACCTCGTCTTTGTCTTTCAGCCTCTGCTTCTTGATATTCTTCAAGGGTGTCAATGTCAGACATGCGTTGCAGGGCCCTTGCAAGAGTAGCACCACCGGCGGTAGATGTTAAACCGGGACTCCTTCTGTAAGCGGAAGGTACATTGCCACCACTCTGCATCATTGCTAAGAGAGAGTAAGGATTAATCATGGTATAATTCCTTTGAATTTAGTAATATTTTTCCAACTTTCCATATTCAACAATCTGTTATCTTAGATAACTACCTCCGTTCTCCATATTGAAGTTGCATACCATTTTGTTTCACCGGCTGGATCACCTCCGGGTTGAATAGAAATAGCGACCTTCTTTTCAGCATCTACAATCGGATTATTATCCCAATCTGATTGATATACAAATTGATTAGTGCGGTCTGCCAGAGTTAAATCACCACCTGAACCCGCCCAAGTATAGGATGCAAGTGTTGTTACACTGCTTGCTATATTTGCCTGCGTTTTTATTCTGAAGACCAGATCAACATCAGCATCTATATCCAATGGTCTAAAAATCATCTTATGAAAGGTCATTTTAAAAGGAGCAATCATTGCTGTTTGTTCAAAATCCATTGAAGCTTGTTCGCCTGTACCAGCCCAAGGTAAAAACACTTCGCTTGTTCCAAAATTGATTTTCCAATTATGAATGAATGTACGATAGTCTATAAACCTATGAGTATATTCTAACGTATTGGTTTTTAATCTTCTGTCCACATATTGATCACCATTTGAAGACATATACATCTTCCACAGCTTACCATACTTCTTCCTGTATAATGCCAGTTGGCTGTTTGATTGTTTTTGAATTGCAACCTGACCATCAGCCATACCATTCACTGACGGTATCCCATCAAACTCAATAGAGCTTTGCTTGGTATTAATTAATTTTCTAAGGTCTCTGTCAGTTAATGCCATTATGATACATTTTTATTGCGAATAGTTCTATATTCTATTGTCATATCATTCACTTCAAACGTGCCTGAAGTTGGTAAATTTATTTGTAACTGTATACTCTGGCATGAGATAGGTGAACTGGCAGTGAATGTTGCAATATCCCATTGAGTTCCAGAGACTGCCGTGCTTTCCAAGTACCCTGCACCGCCTGTGCTACCCTGTGGTGTAATATCACTAGTAAATGAATTAAAATCCTGAGTACCATCTGTAGCATAATATAATGGTGTCTGTTGTTCAGCAGTTGATTTATATGTCATTGTAATAGAATATACCTTTTTGGTAATCCCCGGTGCTCCAAAATCTATATCCTTTGTAGTAAACTCTTGGTCTGTTTTTGCTAAACCAACAGGTAAGAACTTTTGGAATGTGATATTAGCATTGTCTTGATATCCCAAAGTTAAATTATTATTCCAGTCTGTGACAAAATTTGTATAACTCTCACTATCTGTAAATATAGTAGTATGATAGCTCCATCCATTACTATCAAAATCATAAATCCAGCCAGTATTAGAATTATTGGAAGCATCATCGGGACTTCTAATCATTATAAGAGAGCTGCTGATAGCATCATAACCAAGCATTACATCTTTTACCAAGGCTGTTCCACGATACCAACTCTGCCAATTTACATCTGTTTCAAGAAAAGAAGCCTCGCTAACAGCTATTTTTTTATCAATTAAATTTCTAACCCTACTACCATCATATAAATAACACCCATCATCCGATGCCCAAGCTATCCCATACTTTGTTCTCACCACACTAAAGGGGTAATTAACTCCAAAATATTTTACAGTGTCTTCCAAATACCAGTTAGCAACACTAGGACTGGCAATATTTATAATATGAACCAGATTGTGTTTAAAGGCTAATAACCTATCAGCAAATGATTCTAAGGCAGTATACTCTCCATAATCTCCTTTAGATACATCTATAAAATTATGAGCAAGAAAGGTATCAAACTTTCCTATCTCGCTATACATAAGCCTGTCACCAAACTTTTCCAGCTCTCCAGACGAGCCTTTTATCTTTACGTTTGCTACAAAAGCCCTTCTGTTAGCAACTATTGCTGATTTATAAATTTCATTTCTACTGCCTATTGCATTGAAATGAACTTCAGGACTGAAACCATTGATTGTATTATAGATATCTAGATTTGGCTCTACAGAATTTCCAGTAGCATCACCAATAACATAATAACCCTTACCGCTTTGGTAACTCCAAGAAACATGGTCTCCATCTAAAGTTGTTCTAACACCCTTAACAATATCAATATCTGCTAATAATATTAAATCATCATCCGTGCCTTTAAATCTTGTATAAACTCTACCGCCTGAAATTCTTCCATTATAAGCAACATCAGCATAAACAGAAATCCTAAGTGATTTTTGACCCGGTACTACATGAGTCCCGGCATCCAAATTTGTAGCATCATCTCCATCTCCCATTTGAAATGGTAACGATTCTTGGTTCCCATCATAAATAAAAGTTTGATAAAACTCGTAAGTTCCTTCTTCCCAATTGCCATCATCGGTACCATTGGTTATTCCAATATTAAAACCTAATCCACGCTCCACAATCGGTGTATCGCCCTGTAAACATACATGAGGGGCTGTTCCAACCAATGCACCTCCATAAGCCCTTTGATATGTTATAGCTCCACCAACTCCGCCAGAAACCCTTTTACAGAATAGGGCTTCTTTTGGATATGTTCCAAGAGCTTCACCTATAGTAATTACTTCACCAACAGTGCATTGGTCTAAAATATCTGCTGGCGTATCATTTTCAAAAACAATTTCATCTATTTTCCTTACTGTTATATTGTCAAGGTCACTGTGTTCGGTATCTGTTGCTGTTTGATTCTGAATAACAAGATATGATGATACCGCTGTAGCTGTAAAACTATTTGCTAAAGCATTATTTGTTGCACCACCGTGGCTAACACTAGCAGAAGATGCACCAGTATTAAATGTTGTACTTGAACTTAGGGACATTTTTACATCACAATCCCCGGCGGCAAGGGTGTCAAAACTTACCTGATATTTCTCTCCAACAACTGTAATTAGTCTAAGGGAAACACTTCCTTTAGCTCCATCATTTGTTAAAACTCCCACACCACTGCTGACAGCAAATGTTGCAGTCACAGCAACAAATCCATCACTATCAAGTAGACTAGCACCTCCTGTGGTATTACCGCCAAAATCGAATAAACTAAATTCAGGAGTGAGAGCATCGGCAAAAAATGTTTTATTATCTGTACTTAACATACTAGCAAGCTGACCAGTATCGGCTTTAAATCTTAAGTTGCTCTCAGCGTCAACTTTTACTCTTGCAACACCCCTGTTTTCACTATAATAATTAGTAGCCTGTGTACCATCATGTTCTGACGTAGTTAAAGTGTCGTTCGTGCCAGTAGAGCTCGTATTAACCGCTGGAGAGTTAACATAGGCGTATGTAAAAGAAGTGGCTAGTTTTGGCGGGGCTAGATTATTTGGATTCTCCTGCCAGCCTGCAAATATAAGAGCATTTGTATTGCTAAACTGCCGCCTTTGTATATATCCATACCATTTTATTATGCTCGTATTCTGTTCATTAATATTGCAAACCCTTAAAGCCTCATCTGCAAAATAATATATATACTTGGCATTATCACCAGCAAGAGTTGGAGTTATTGCAGTGGTTGCCCACCCATCAGCAGTTCCGGGGCTTGTACCAGCATAGTCAGTAGTTGCATTATTTGACCACACATCTACGCTTCCAGCATCATCAACATCTCCAAGGGCAAGCATCTTATCACCGGGAGCCCTCACCACTTCTATTACGGGGTCTCCTCCAGAGTTTTCATCAGCTATTGTTGCTCCCTTTAATGAATAATAAACATCTCCAGTCTGACCAAGTGCAGTTCCATCTGTAGTAATATCTGTGACAGTGAATACGCTATTATTATTTACAGTGCCTGATATCTTTAAAGTATCACCAATCTTTATAAGATTTTGAGTGGCTGAATCATCAGCAGTATATATGGTACTGTTACCATTATCAGTTCCACCCTTTAATAACATATAATGATGTGATGGTGTTGCCATTAATATTTTCCGATATTATGGTGATGCATCTGGTATATCTGCCGGGGTATCTGTAGAAGTTGATACTGCAACAAAACTGATATTCCCATTACTAGTTCCAAGTGCTAATGCTACACCGATTTTTGTTTCAGTAATAGTTTGCTCAGAAACACCGCTATGGTCAGACTCAAAATAAAACAAACCATACCCTCCAGAACCTAAAATAGAAGCAGTCCTGTTAACTGGATATTCAGTTAATGGACTAGAACTTGTATCACCATCAGAATCCGCTAAATTAGCATACAAACCGCCGGCAGTTTTGATCTTACCAAGAGCATCAACAGACATATTTTTAATAAAAGCACATTCATTTTCAGCTATGTCCCTTGGGTCTCTCCTGTTATTAGAACCACC